CGCCTTCCTTTCTAGTGGAACGAGGAGATATGAAAGCAGGGTACTCAGTTACTTTGATGGCCCTGACCTCACTTTCTATGATCTCAGTTTTTATGGTTATGCGAAGCCCACTGGCAAATCGCCTAGCAAGATCAATCCGATAGTTGTTTGCAGCCTCTTCATCACTCATGCCATGAAATAAATCATAAGCCTCATGATCTGGCTGTGGCTTCAGCCAAGCAACAAACTCCTCTGGAATGTATATATTCCTGCCAGTCTGATTAAGATAATCATCAATTATCTTTTGTTTTGTATCTTTGCTAAATCTACTCATTTCTTTTCCTTTCTTAATTAACTAGACCGCCTAGCCCCAACACATCGGAACTTAACCTAACGTACCCCGCCTTAGCCGAACTTAACGAAACTTACCTAAACCGCCACAACAAACCCCGCCGAACCGGAAAGTACCTTTTCACACCGCGACACAACCGCCCAGCCTTGCCAAACCAAAACGTCCTTATCGCAACTTTCCACACCTCAACCGCCAAAACTGACCCAACCAGATCGTAACAGAACGGAACCCGACCGCCATGCCCCGCCCGGACTTAACCCGCCCCGACGTAACTCAACTAAACGCAACTAAACATTCCCTACCCCGACCGCCTTGAGCAACCTCGACTAATCCTGCCAGACCTGACCATGCCGAAACCGCCACGCCACAACATAACCCGACTCAACAGAGATAATCTTACCGTGACCGCCATATCAAACCATATCTCTACTCACCGTGCCAGACCCCGACTTGACCGCCTAAACTTACCGCGACTAACCGGAAATCACCAAAACATGCCGAACCCCGACCGCCGAAACAAAACAAACCATATCTAAACTAGTATTCCACGCCATAACCGCCATGACTGACCGTAACGCACCTGACCAAACCCAGCCAGCCCCGCCGAAACCGACCCACCAAAACGAAGCGCACCTGACCAAAACAAACCAATCCTCACCTCAACCGACTTGATCAGACGATTTAGGATCGTAAGTAGAATGTAATTCGATAATCTCAAGATTTTCTATCCCCCCACTTTCCCTCTTTTTTGCCCTCAATGATCTCGTATTACAGGCATCACTGCAAAATTTCGCACCTAGTCTTCTGTATACGAATGACTTGCCGCACCACTCGCATTCCTTTTCGCGAAAATTTGGTTTTAATTCGACACCCAACTTTACCAATGTCCACAAAAGTTCCCTGTTTCCCTCTAGCGGCACAAAAGCTGTATATCCAAATTCTTCTCCATAAGCCTCTTTTTTTTCACTCATCGCAAGGTCTCCCAGCAAATTTGAAGAGGGCGGCTTTCACCGCCCCCATCACTTTCTTACGCCGCACGGCGTATCCTTTCTTCTTGCAACAACTGCATCAGTTTTGCTGTTTCTTCATCAAAACACACAGGCTGTTGCATAGCGATCTCTTGGACCTCACGACCTTCTTTTGTGATCTCATCCCAGATATCTTGGAACTCTTCCATCTCTTCAGCACTGCATACTGTCCATGTGCCATAGCCACCTTTGCCTTTTTCTTGGCGAAAGTCACCTATGCCACATATGGTTCCAGCGTTCTTCAACAAAGACGCAATACCCATGCCCCCAAGTGTTGGGGTGACAAAGCGTATCTCAACCTCTGCACACCACTCAGGCAGAAATGCCCTCGTCCTTATATCAGGTGTTTTATTCATGTCAGCAGAACGGACAACATCCATTTTCAGATAGGGCTTGCCCCAGATGTTGATGTGACTTTGTGGAAGGAAAATCAGACGCTGCACACTAGACTTGGTGATGCCACCTGTCTCCAGTGCCGCAGTAGCCATTGCCTGTTTAACACCAGCCGCAGGAAAACAAAGTAAAGTGTCTCCTTTGGATTGTGTGTAAACACTATCTTGAAACTCTTGCTCAGGATCGTGCTTGATTTCTTTTCTTTGTGCGGCGGTTTTCTTGCCACCACCAATTAAAAGATCACGCTTTGACTTGGCAGACATCGAATTAAAGTACAATGGTGTTTGACCAATCATACGCAATGTGATGCGACCTTGCTTTAGTGCGTGTAGTTCTATGGTTTCATTACCAGTCTTTTTCGTTACAGTCATCTTTTTGTCCTTTCATTTCCAAAGATGATATCAATTTGTTCAAGTTGCTTTCAGCCTCAAGAACGCTACTTACAAACTCATCCAAATTTTGTGTATCCGATAAACAAATCTCAGGATGCTTCCATATTTCATCTATCAAATCTTTCAATTTTCTTTGAACGCTTCTGTAATTCTCTATCATAGTTAATGACTCCAAACACAATGTCAACCATTAAAGTGCAAATAATGTCATTTATTTTCAATTATGACATTTCCATAGGCTTCTTTACCAGCCTGTTCAGCGTCATCAACCATGTTGGCCTTGTAGTTTAGCCATTGGATAATCTGTGATCTTGTCCATCGCTTTGGGCTTTTGAACGCTGGTTCTGGGAACGTGCTATCGTTCTTTCGTATCTTGAACAACGCAGTCCTAGACATGCCAAGCATCTCAGCCAAGTGATTTACGTCCAGTGTCTCTGGGGCTACATTCGGGTTTCTAGCTTTTTCCATTTTTCAAATTCCTCAATCAGGTTTGTGAATTTTTGTCTTGCCTCTGAGTTATTGTTGAACTCAGACCTAGATTTTATGCCCAGCTTCTGCCTTAAAATGTTAGCCACTTCTTCTTCCCCACCTTCGACACCAAGGAAAAGTGCAAAATGATCGTTCCTGCACAGCATTCCTGCGCTTGCAATCATCTTCTTAATCTCTCTTTGTTCATCGGGGATCTCTGGCTCGTCCTGATCGTTCAGCTTGACCATTGCCACCATGTAACGTGAACCAACCCAGTCGGTATGCAAACTAGGTGGACACTCGTTAGGATGTAGGGATAATCTTAGTGTTATCCCATTTTTGTCTTGCGACATTGATATTTTAACGGCCTCAAAATTTACAGCCGCATCTCTCACGTTATCCATCATATTTACCTTTTGATGAAAGCGACACTTTCCCAAAGAAGTTGCCCCTCTGTTGATTGGCGTAAGATCGATCTGTTCTTTTGCCAACATTGGAGCCACCATGAAGATGAAAATTAAAAACTATATCTTTCATCTGTTGCAGGTGTAGAGCAAACTCTTCAACAGTCATGTCACTGGCATTCTTCATTAAACTTCTCCCAGTTGGATTTAGCCCATTCAATCGGGTCTATACCCTGTAGATCCCACCACGTTCTTTCATCACCATAGTGATGTAACTTCATGTGACAGGAGTGGCACAGAGGAACACACCAGTTGTCTCCCACTTTCATGCTCATGGCATTTGGTTCCGCAAACATGATATGGTGCGCCTCTGCGCCATACCCACAAACCAAGCACGGACTCCCCCGCAAGGTTCGCAGATATTTATTTGACCGAACTCGCTTAGAACGGAATGTCATCGTCAAGAGGTTCCACCTTTGCAGGAGCATAGCCGACAGACTGACGACTCCTTTCTTCAAACGCCGAACCACGAAGAGACAAGAATGTATCGCCGGTCTTCTTGGCGACCTTCTTCCATCCAGCCAAATTTATTTTAGGCTTCTCCACGCCCCTTTCCATTTGACTGACCAGATCATTTACAACCTCGTCAGAAAGTTCCAGATTGCCTGTGTAGTCAGGCGAGTTCTGTTTTGTTTTTTTCTTATTGGCAAACAAGACCCCGGATGGTGGATACTCAGTCATGCCGCTTCTCCCTTCTTCAAAGTTTCAGAGTGTTCAGTAAAGTTACCTAGAACTTTTTCATACAATTCTTTGTTGCCCTTCTTCAAAATCTCTAGAGCATTCTTGTTCTTGCCCCAGAAGGAACGCAGAGTGGCAACATCTTCGCACTCAGGTATAAAGGTGGTGAATACCTCTGATATCAGCTTATACCCTTTGGCCTCTTTGGCATCACCCTCAGCAGGGTGTATTGACACCTCTGGCTCAGGCTCTTCCATACCTTGCGGCAAATCCTCACCAGCGTAGATGTAATGACCCAGACCATGCATCGCGCAACACTTAGCCAAGCATCTCTGCAAAGCCGTGTTGACTTGGAAGCTATTAGGATTTTTTACAGATTGATTTTTGTAATCAAGAACAGGCATTAACTCGCTTTGCTCTTCATCACCTATTATAACCGTCACCTCGACATAGGCGTAACCCTGATCATCTTTGGTGTAAGGCAACTCCGTATCCCAGATACGTTTTACATATCTAGCCTTGGGGTAGTTGTCTTTGACCTTTCCCCACGCCCAAGCCCAGCTTAGATACGTCAGACCATTCTTTTCTTCAGTATGTTCTGACACATCGATTTTAGATAAAGTCTCCCAAGTACTGCTCATTCTATATCTCCTCTATACTGTGAGCAAAATGTGGCAACACCGCAGTAGTTGCCTTTACATCGGACATATTCACCCTCGCGGTGTTCTATCTCCAGATTAGCCTGATCGCCGATAAATTCCTGTGCGGCGATCTCGTTATCAAAAACTCTTTGCGCTCTTTTGTTGCCCTTCTTTTTAACAGCCCAAGCTTCACCACGCTTCCATCTGTCCTCATCACTGCACTCAGGCAGTTCCTCACCAAGATCAAATGATATCTGGGCAGATTGATGTAACGCCACTCTCTCGCTCACATAACGCTCTCTGTCCTCTTTAGGCCACAGGGGTACGTCTATGGTCACTACAGGGGCTTGTGGGTAGTCTGAGCGGCGTTCAGCGTCCCTTCTGTTCCAGTCTCTAAGTATGGCAACGACCTGTATCGACTTAATAGGCAAATCTTTGTTCTTGTCGATCAGATACGCATAACAGTTAAGCTGATACTCCCACTCCACTTTTCCATGGATGACAGACCAGACACTGGTAACTTTATAATCAGTTATACTAATTGATTTACCATCGTCCTTCTGATGGTCTATTGCCCCAGACAAAACCCATTTGTTTATCTTGT